GAGTTGCGACCAATCACCTAAACGACATACTAATGCAGCTCGGGCGACGTATAAACAAACATTACGAGGCTTGAGGAAATAAATGCAATGCAAATCGTGTGGCTATCCTAATTCTCACGTGGTTGATACCAAGCGTGATGAAAGGCTTAATCAAATCAGGCGTCGTCGGGAGTGCATCAAGTGCGGTGTTCGCTATAACACGCAAGAACAGATTCAAAGCAATAATTCTAATTACAAAACCACTCCTCCTAAGCAGGTGATTGAGAAATGAATCTAGGTGCCTCAGGGATTGCTAAGCGAATTACTGATATTGAATATCAAAGACAAAAAGGTGTTCTGCGTCAGATAACGATTAATGACACGGAGATGATTATTCATGCTAAAGAACAAGATAAACTCTATATTCCAACGGCGACCGGCCGTATTGCTCATCTTGATGATAGCTTTGTGCGTGTCATTATGGGTCCTTACGGAAGTGGCAAGTCAACATGGGCAATTACCGAAATTGTTCGAAGAGCTTGTGGGGTACCCCGATGGCACGCTGGCCGACGACGTAGTCGATGGGGAATCGTACGAAATACGAGTGGCGAGCTCAGTACAACAACTCTAGCAACCTGGCTTGCCTGGTTTGAGGATTTAGGTGATGTACGAAAGCGCCAGAAACCAATTATGACTTATGAGCATAGCTTTAATGACGGCAATGGAATAGTGGAGTTAGAGTTGCTTTTTATAGCGCTTGATAGGCCTGAGGACGTTCGAAAGATTAAATCACTCGAACTAACAGGGTGCTACATCAATGAGCTCTCAGAGGTTCCTAAGGCAGCTTTAGCACACATGAAGGGCCGTGTTAATCGCTATCCCTCTAAAGCATTTTGCAAGGAGGCGTATTGGTCAGGGATTATTGCTGATACTAACCCTCCTGAAGATGATCATTGGATATTTAAAGACTTTGAGGAACAGGCGTTTGAGCACCACAGGCTTTTTAAGCAACCTCCTGGATTAATAAGAAACGATAATAATAAATGGGTGCGCAATCCTTGTGCAGATAATGCGACTCATCTACCGGACAACTACTATGAAATGCTTTCGGAAGGGCAGTCTCAAGAATTTATTAAAGTTTTTTGTCTCGGAGAATATGGAAGTGTTGGCTTTGGTAAGCGCGTCTATCCTGAGTTTAATCCAGACTTTCACGCTGCTGAGTCTTTGGCTGCTATCCAAGGTGAGCAACTCCTCCTTGGTTGGGATTTTGGGCTTACTCCTGCTTGCGTTGTTATGCAGTTGTCAGCTCGTGGACAATTGCTGATATTGAAGGAATATGTAGGTGATGGAATGGGGATTAGAAGCTTTGCGGACTCTATTGTTATTCCATCGATTGCTAAAGACTTTCCTTACTGCAGGGTTGGAATCTCTATTGGTGACCCTGCTGGTAACAATCGCAGTGAGGTGATTGAGGAAATGTCTTGTATTGGCGAGCTTACATCCTTAGGAATTCCAACCCGAGGTGCGAGGACTAATGACATTGACCCACGCTTAGGGTCGGTTCGTTACTTCCTGAACAAGATGGTTGATGGTAAGCCTGGTCTTGTGCTTGATAGACGGCAATGCCCTACCCTGTTCAAGGGATTTGTTAAGGATTATGTTTATGCACGCGTGGCTGTATCAGGTGAAGAGCGCTATAAGGATAAGCCTAATAAGAACATGGCCTCTCATCCAATGGATGCTTTAGGCTATGGATGCCTGGAATTGGCTAGTGATAGAATAGCCAGTGAGAAGATGGGAGGGCAAAAGCCTGTGGATATTTATAATCCAGTTTTCAGATGGAGTAGTTAGTCAATTTTGTATCTTTGAAATAAAGAACGAAAGAAGATGGAAGAATATTAATGTGTAATGTGCGCTGTAGGTACTGTAATAAACATTATGTTAAGAAAGATGGTGATAAGTGCATAGAGTGTGAGAAACAGTTCACAGATATAATGAACAAGTTAACACGAAAATATGATGGTGCATTAAAAAGGCTGGTAAATAGATGATAGATGTTGCAACGGTTATAAGTTATGGGCTTAAATATTTAAAGGTGGAATCTATGGATGATGGAATCAAAATAGAAAATCCCGAGGAAATAACACATAGTTTTCTGCATGATTTAAAAAACATGGTTGTTGATTTACAGGACTTAAAAGCTGATGGAGAGTGCCTTGAAGACAGGTTCCAGATGATGAGTAAAATGCAAGAAACATTATTGAGTCATTACGATTATGTTCGTTCCATGCTTGATGACGTTATAGATTTTCAGTTAGTTAAAATCAGAATTCCTCATCGGTGTCCAGTGTGCAATGGTTCTACCTTCGATGAAGAAGGCGCTCTGTGTCATCCTTGTGATGGAAGAGGTATAGTTTGGGGTTGAATAGAATTTAACTTTTATTAAATGGAGATTATCATGGCAGAACAAAAACAAGTCACGTTAGTACTTAACTTTGCAGGTGAAGGCAATGGAGTCGTTCCACGTTTAGGTAGACTATACTGTCCAGAAAACACCTTATCAGAAGTGGCTACAGCAGGATTCTTGGATAATTATTTGAAAACACAGGTTATGGATTTGTTGGCTACTGATTTTATATTTGCCGTCGCAAGCAATGGCCATCAAATATACAAGCCTGTATTCACAGACGGCTCATGTACGTTGACTGTTTTACCATAAACCAAAAACAAAAGGAGAGGTGAAAATGTTGTTTCCAGAAGCGCTAGAACATTTAAAATCGGGGATCGCTGTTTATCGTCGAGGCTGGGAGCCCCAAGATGGGTACTTGACACTAATGCCAGGCATGACTCATGTATGGAAGATTGTTCTACATCCTAGCCCTAATGCTGGTAATTATATATTCTCAGTTGAAGATTTAAGTGTTAATGATTGGGAAGTTTATTTAGCGTCTAACCTTAAATGCGGTGAATCCGCAGAAGGCGTGCAGCAAGAAGCGGTTTAATTGTCAAAATCAGAATTTACTATTCGATAGAAGACAAAATAAACAGTGACTTTGACCTTTTATATGCAAAGTCACTGTTTATTGAAGTATAGATACTATTAGCCTAAGGATTAGGAATAAGGATATGGAAATCATTGCTGAACAGATGGACATAGAGGACATCGAGCGCATTAATGAAGAGCTTGCAGATAAACTTGCACAAGCAGGAATTGATGAAGCAGAAGTGCTTAAGAAGGCTCGTGAAGACTTAGTTCTTTGGGAGGGGTATTTTGGTGAGAATGTAACGCGCGGAAAAGACGACATGAACTTTGTGCTTCGTGACCAATGGTCAGCCGTTGAGCGCTCAGAATTTAGCCGATTGTTTAAACCTGCGATGACTTTCAATAAGCTTTATGACACCACAAAGAAAGTAGTAGGTGAGCAGCGAAAGAATAAGCCAGACCTCGTTGTGCGCTCTCTCACGGGCAAATCTACCCAAAAACAAATTGATTTGCGTGCCGATTTAGTACGGACAATATCCTACCAATCACAGAATGATTTAGTGTATCAGACCGCATTTAGGTCAGCACTTATGATGGGTTATGGGGCGTTTGAAATATGCCTAGACTATGAATCTCCACGCTCTTTTAATCAGATAGTAAGATATGAATTAATTCCAGATTCGACAAGAACATCGTTTGACCCTACCGCTTTAAAACCTCATAAAGGGGATGGAAATTTTTGTGCTCGCCAATACGTGTACACCAAAGAAGAATTCTATGCGACCTTTCCCAACGTAATGAATGCAGTATCTTATTCAGACCCAAGGTCATTGCTTGATTTCCAATGGGAAACCAGGGATACAATTGTTGTTTGTAAGTATTCTCGTAAAGAATGGTTTCCTGTTAAGCTTTTTCTCTTAAGTAATGGGGAGTCTGTTACTGAAGATGAGTGGGAGGACATGCAAGAAGACATTAAGATGCAGATGGAATTAGCTGAAGCCTCCCAGGTGGTTGGAGATATAATTAGAAAAACAATTCCTGAGATTATTGGGGAGCGAATGAGTAAGGATTATAAGATTCGCCAATACATTCTTACTCAAAATCAAATCATTGAGTTTAACGATTGGCCTTCTAAATACTTGCCTCTTATCTTCGTAGACGGTGACTCTAACTTTATTAATGGCCAACAATACACGCGCTCATTTGTTCATGAAGCTAAAGATGCACAGAAGTTTGTGAACTATGTGGGATCTGAAATTGCTGCTGAGATTAAGAACAGAAGGCGTGAGCAGTGGATTGGAACGCCTGATAACATCGTTGGTAATGAACAAATGTGGCGCAATCCTGAATTACAAGCCGGAATGTTGACTGCTAAACCTGATCCAAAAACAGGGTCTATGCCTCAAAAGATGCCTCAGTGGGAACTTTCAGCTACCCTTCAACAGCAATTTCAAAGAGGTTCACAAGACATTCGTGAGATTCTTGGCTTCTCTGAAAACGAGGCTTTGCAAGGTCGCGATATGTCAGGTAAAGCACGTCGTGAGAGAAAACTTGAAGGCTCGATGTCAGCGTATGTATTCTTTGATAACTTAAATCAAGCCATTGAGCAAGGCGGTCGCGTAGTACTCGATCTCCTTCCTGTTATAGTCGGTGAGAACGAACGTCATATGGTGGTATCAAAATCCGATGGTCGAACAGAATCTATAACCATGAACAAGCCAGTAACTGGAGAAGACGGTAAGTCTATGGTTAGTAACGCGCTTGATGGTGGTGATTATGACGTTGAAATTGATACAGGCCCAAGCTTTGCCGTACAAAAAGAAGTAGCTTTGGAGTTCATGCAGCAGACATTAGCTGCTAATCCGCAGGTATTCCCTCTTATTGCTGACTTATGGGCTAAGAATTTAGATGTACAATTTATGCCACAAATTGCCGAACGATTTAAATCCATGGTGCCCCCAGAAATACTCGCTAAAGAAGAGGGCAAGCCTCCTCCTCCTAAACAACCAAATCCTCAAGAAATGATGGCCCACCAGCAAATGATGGCACAGCAACAACAGATGAAAATGAATGAACAAAAGATGCAACTTGAAGAACAAGCCTTGATGGAAAGGGCAGAGGAACTCAAGATTAGAAAAGAGAAACACATGCTAGACCAAGCAGAAATGATTCTTAAAGCGCAGGAAATGAAATCTAAAATGGGTCTTGAACAACAAAAGATTAAGGTAGAACATGGCAAGTTATTATTAGATGCTGATAAAACAGAGAAGGATTTTTCAACTAAGATTGCCTCAGTTTTGTCACAGATTCATGTTCACAATAATCCGCAAGAAAAAACAAAAGGAGAATAAAAATGCCAATTAGTGTGCTTTTTTGGGTAATTATGATCATCTGGTTTTTTTCTGGAATTTATTTCCATAGGTCTGATTTTGCGGGTGGAAATTATGGTTATGTAGGAGGAAGTCTAATGCTTTTTGTTTTGTTGGCATTAGTAGGCTGGAAGATTTTTGGCCCTCTTCTTCGTTGACATTCACTTATTTCAGACTCCTATGAAATTAATTAACGATGCATGTGCGGTAATTAATTTCATATGTATGGGCTATTAAATCCAATGAAACCCCTTAGCTAAAATACCCAATATGGTTGCATAGCCTCCAATGTATAACGTTACGAATGTATAGAAATGCCTATCAACTTTTGAACTTAAACTTTCAAATTTTTTATCAAATTTATAGTCAAGATTGTTAATCTTTTCGTCAAATTTCTGATCAAGACCATCAATCTTTGCATCTAGTTTCTGATCAAGCCTATCAATCTTTTCGTCAAGTTTCTGATCAAGTCTATCAATCTTTTCGTCAAGTTTCTGATCAAGTCTATCAATCTTTTGATCAAGATTATCAAACTTGTTTTCCATGCGATTAAGCAATTCATAGATATGACCAATTGATTGCTCAAGAAGCGCTAGTCTTGTGTCTTCAGTGTGGTTTGAATGGTTTTTAACTGGCATCGCATACTCCTATGAACTCAATTAGAAATCGAAAGACAGTCTAATGAGTTGTTAGATATTCGGGAGCTACCCTAGTCTTTCATAATAATTATATCACAATCGAATACAATCCTATATACGGGGTTTTAATTTGAACTAATCGGATTATAATTATGTAATCGAGAGAAGGAATCTCTCAGGGTTTCAGGCCTACCGTATGGTCTAGGGTGCACAATGCATCGAATGGAGTAGAAATTCATGGACGACGATCAGAATGCTTTAGCTGAACAGGTAAGCGGAGATGATGAAGATGTTGAGAATGGTGGTGTTGGCCCAGGGGATGCGGAAGAGCTAGGAAGTGAAGACGCAGAACAGGGGATTGCAGGTCAGGATGAACCCCATAGCATTAAAAAGCGATTAGGGATGCAAGCTAAAAAACACGCCAGGGAAATGAGGCAAATGCAAGAGCATATGATGCGAATGCAAGCGCAACTAGGTGGTGATTCTGCCAATCCTCAACAAAATTACAACTCCAATCCTTATCCTTCACCAGGCCAGCCTAACCCGCCAGCCATGTCGGAAGAGGAAAAAATACATAAGGCCGTACGCTTTGCTCTTGGCGCTAAGGAAAATGAAGAGAGACAAGCTAAGGAAGCAGAACACGTAACTCATGTACATAAGCAATACCAACGCTTAAATGATGAGTTCGACAAAGCATCTGACAAGTACGATGATTTTGACGACATGGTGAGAGGGGATGATGTTCCTTTTACGCCACATGTGCGGGATGCACTACTACTCGTTGAAAATCCGGCCGAAGTGGCTTATCGACTAGGTAAAAACAAATCTGAGCTTGAACGAATTTCTAGACTCCATCCATTAGATCAGGCACGTGAAGTGAATAAGCTGTCTTTTAGTTTAATGGGGAACCACGGGAAACCGACTGCTAACCAGAAATCTACCCCAATGGGTGGCATTAGACAAAATCCAGCGCATTCATCAACAGCCGTTACGGATAAAACGCCTCCTTCTGTTATCAGAGCGAGGATGAAAGCGGGCACATGGAAGTGATACTAGGGTTTTAAGGATAAAACTCGAAAGACCCCTGGTCACGCCAGGTGCCATTTAAAGGATTAAATGGAGACCTAGCAAATGGCTAACCAATTTATTACAACCGACCTGGTATCCAATACCGCGTTGGCAATGTTTGCAAACAATGCACCGTTTGTAATGACTGCATCCCGTATTTATCAAGATGACTTCGTGTCCTCTGGTTATAAAATCGGTGATACTTTACAAGTACGCAGACAGAATCACTTTATCGTTGGTGATGGTTCTGTAGCAACGCCTCAATCAATCATTGAAACGGTTGAAACGATTGTTGTAGCGCATCAATACCATGCGTTGATTGCCTATACTATTCAAGATTTGTCACTAAGAATCGAAGACTTTTCACGTCTGTTTATAGCTCCTGCAATCCAGGAAGTAATAACCCAGATGGAAAAAGACATCGCATCCAGTGCTGAACAAGAACTTAATTTTTTCACAGGGACTGCAGGAGTTGCAATTAACTCGTTTACTACAGTCGACTTAGCGGGTGCTAAATTGCTTGAGCAGGGTGTAAATATTGCCTCTGACGCTTATATGGCAATGACAGTACGGGATGGCTCTAGCTTAAAAGGTGCTTTGTTAAATAACTTTACTCCCGTATTTAATGAAGACATTGTGCGCTCTTCGGCCATTGGTCACTTGTCCTATTTTGACATATTTCAATCTCAGAATATCAAACATCATATTGCAGGAGCAGGACCAAGGCTTCATTCTGCTGATGCTTTATTGGTAAATGGCGCTGTTGCTTCAGGTAACACCATTATTATGGATGGTGCAACCATTAATATTACTGATTACTTCGTCGTTGGTGATTTGATTTCCATTGAAGGAGTGCAATCGGTAAACCCAGTTGGTCGTGCTGCAACGGGTCAAGATATGCAGTTTGTAGTGACTGCTAATGCAAGTTCTAACGGAGCTGGTGCAATTACCGTCCTAGTTAGCCCAATAATTATCTCTGATACCTTAAATCCTAACCGTAATGTGAGCAATGCTATACCTGATGATGCCCCTGTAACCATGGTTGGAAGTCATAATGTCAACGTGGCTTATCCATCACGCGGATTAGATATTGTTTGTCCGCCACTTTACAAGTTGCAAGTTCCTTATGCTTCTGTGGCTGTAGATCCTGAAACTGGCCTATCTCTTGCTGTAACTCAAACAGGCGATATTCTTGGTTATCAGAACTACATGCGTATTGACTTGTTGTGTGGCTTTAAATGGCACGCACAGTATGCGACTGTCGTACTATCATAAGGAGTTGACCGATGCTTACATGTGTTTATCACCCTATTGATCCAATGAGAGTGGTTGAAAATGACGAAGGCGATCGCTTGAAAGCATCGGGAGTCTGGTTTGATAGTCCTACAAAGGCTAAACAATATAGAAAACAGGTAGAAGAGGAAATTAAACAGGAATCTAAGCCGACCGCAAGGAAGGCTGTAGACAAAATAAAGGGGAAATCAAATGATGAAAGATAACAAAATGGTTCAATCAAACAATGCATTTGTTAAATCTGAACAAGCTAAAATGAAAAAACGAATGGGCAATCGCCCAGGCGCTCCTGCTGAAATGAAGCATTTCGATGCTTATATGAGCAATGATGGTGAAGGCGCACAAGAGTCTGCTCGTAAATTATGTTCAGGCCTTGACGATGCTTATCCTTTGAAGTAATAGGTCGATAAAATTGACATGTCCCATGGATGTGTCGATTTTTTACAGCTTGTTAAACATAAAGGATAGAAGCTATGCAAGTCACGAGGACTACAAATGAGCTCATAATTAATGCTCTTTACTTGATCGGAGAATTAGGGGTTGGTGAAACACCAGACTCGTTTATGCTGTCCTCTGGCCTTGAATTAATTAATGAATTGCTCGATAAATTCTCAGCTGACAGTATTTATATACCTTACCTTAAAGAATTAAGTTTTACGATGGTAGCGAGTCAGCCTACTTATAGTATTTCAGACATGGTGCCCGCTGATGTAGTTTCTAATCGCATAATTGATTTATCATTTGCAAATTATACAGTTCCCAGTGCCGGACAGGATATTATTTATCCGCTTCAAATCATTAACAAAGCCCAATATTATGGGGTAACACGACTACTTCCTTTAAATACTCGGCCAGGATTTATCTTTTTGGATAAACAAGCCACTAAAAGTTTTGTTACATTATATCCTGCACCCGACCAGCCATACCCGTGCTTATTGGGCGTTAAGGTCATGCTTGAAAAACTCATAGCAAATGAAGATTTAATTGAACTTCCTCCTTTCTATTATGGATTTATGAAGTATGCTCTAGCTAGAAAGTTTTTATCTTACTACCCGTCTGCTAACTGGCCTGACACTTCAGAACAAGAATATCAGGATTATTTTAGTACGATAAAGAATGCCAACGAGACCGATTTAACAGTAAGACCATCGGCCATATTAAGCAGACCAGAGCCGTTCTACTGGCAAAATATATTGGCGTATTGATATGGCAACTAAGGCGACAGATTATGATTTGGTTGGAAGTTATGATAACCAGCGTGTTAGCTCTATTAATGCCGAGCGTACCGTTAACCTATTTGAATACATGGACCCCCAAGGAAAACGACCTAAGGTTTTACTTCCAACAGCAGGTTTGGTGGATGCTGAGCTTAATTTTGGCAGTGAAACAGGGGGTTCAAGGGCTACATTTGTATTTGGTGATGCAATATATCAAGTGTATGGATCGTCTGTTTATCGAATTACAGGATCAACAGACGCCCTGTCGACAACGATTATTGGAAATCTTACTACCAGTAGTGGCTTTGTGGGGGTAGATGCAAATACCTATCAGGTTATCTTTGTTGATGGACAGGAAGGCTGGATATACGATACAACGGCTGGAAATATTGCAGCCTGGCAGCAAATAACAGACACAGGATTTCCACCCAACCCAATCGATGTTTGTTATTTAGATGGGTTTTTCTTAGTTGCAAGTGGTGATACCAATAACTTTCAATTATCATCAATTAATCAGGGTATGGTTTGGAGTGGTGGAAGCGCTAGCACACCCTCAGGTACATTTACAGCCGATTCGGCCACTAATATTTTAACGTTAAGTGTGAGTAATGCAAATTTTGCAACAGGCGTTCCCATAACCGTGCAAACAAGTGGAACTTTACCTGCCCCACTCGTTGCATCAACGACTTATTACGTGATTAGAGTTGGATTATCTACTACAAATCCTGGAACAATTAAATTAGCAACCACTTATGCTAATGCGATTGCAAATACACCAATAGATATAGCTACCAATGGATTACCAACCAATTCTATAGTGGTCACAGGACAGGTACAATTAGGAAGCATTACCTCTCATCCTGGAACTATTGTGGCGTGTCGCACATTGCACAGAAGAATTTTCTTGTTCTCTCAGAACTTCACAGAAGTTTGGGAGAATGCAGGATTAGGAACTAATCTGCCCTTCAGGCGCAATAATTCATTGTTGATGGAAGTTGGAACTCCGGCCCTAGGAAGTGTCTCGGTTGGATTTGATAAGATGTTTTTCTTAGCACAAGACAAAGACGGACTTGCAGGTGTTATGGGCGTTGGTGGAACTGAATCTAATCTCATAAGTAACAGAGCGCTAGACTTTCAACTAGCTCAATATGCAGCAGACCCGCTTACAGGAGTGGCTGATGCAAGAGGGGTCTTGATTAAAGAAAATGGCATTATTTTCTATAGACTTAATTTCACACTTGCTAATCATACTTTTGTATTTAATATGTCCATGAGCAGCCCACAATCTCCAAAGTGGCATGAAGAAGAAGTGTTAAATCATGATCGTCATCCGGCTCAAACCCATGCTTATTTTGATGGGGTTAATTATTACGGTGATTATAAGCGAGCACTTTTTTATGTAGTGGATGATAACTCGTCTACGAATAATGGAGAAACCATTAGACGGATGCGCATTGGGCGACAAATGACGCCAGATGGCTATGATAGGCTACGAATTGATAGATTTCAAGTCGATTTATTACAAGGCCAATTAGCTATCGATGAATTAATTGATGTGGATTTGCTAGCAGAAAATGAAGAAATTTTGTTAACTGAATCAGGCATCGATATTATATTGGAAAATCAGGTCAATACTAGTGGTGGGCAGCCTACTGTATTTTTAGCAATATCAAAAGATGGCGGCCAAACTTATGGGAATTATCTTCATGCAACCATGGGTAAAATAGGGGAGAGAACCTTTCGAACAGTTTGGCGAAAACTTGGGACTACACCTAGAGGTCAGGGATTTATTCCAAAGATAGAGTTCTTTAATGAAATTCCTTTTGTCGTGCTGGGGGCTGCATGGGCCATGGAAGTATTACCGGAGTAATAAATGGCAAGAGATTTTGACTTTTTTCCAACCTATGACCCACTTGTTAAAGACCAGGTATATTTGAGCAATATATGGTCTGATTTTATGGCGACCTTTGTGGAGTCATTGCGGGAATATTTAGCGTCCGGTGGAGTATTTGTACCCAGGCTCACACTGGCACAAAGAAATTTGATTCAAAACCCACAAGAAGGTCAAATGATTTATGTGTCTGATGCGAACACGCCAACACTCCCTCGAACAGCCCAATTACAAATTTGGAAAGTGGCCGCAGGGATAGGTAGTTGGACGGTAATCGTATAGAATATAATTTATAATTTCACAAGGAATGTGATTATGGCTTTTGACTCATCAATGTTTACAAGTGGCTTAGGAAGCCTAATAGGCGGTCTATTTGGCGACTCTGGAAAGCCTTATGATAAAGCAATGGAGCAATACCAAAAATACATGCAGATGGGACAAGGAACCCAGCAACCCTTTCTTAATGCGGGAACAGGCGCTATTGGTGATTACCAGAAATGGCTTCAAGGACAGCAAGACCCCTCGAAATTCATTAACGATCAAATGGGACAATATCAAGAAAGTCCTTATGCAAAATATCTCCAACAACAATCGATGAACGCAGGTCAAAATGCTGCTTCTGCCAGTGGATTGATGGGAAGTACGCCTTTAATGCAACAATTGCAGCAAAATGCTGGCAGCATTTCATCGGCTGACCAAAATCAATGGTTACAGAATGTATTGGGTATTAATAGCCAATACGGCCAAGGACAGCAAAATCTGATGACTGGTGGTCAAAATGCCGCTAATTCACTCACTAATATGTACAACCAAATGGGCCAGAGAATGGGTGAAGCAGAATATGGCAAAGAAGCAGGGAAACAGGGTGATTTCTGGAATTCACTTGCTGGTGGCCTTGGAACAATTGGAAGCTTTTTCACCTAAGGATTAATTATGGCACTCCCATTACCAAGAGTTGTAGCTGATGTTGGCCCAGGAGGCGGTCTTGTTACGGCTATGGGTGGCATGAATTCGCTTGCCAATGATATGTTGCTGCGCCAAATGAATCAGATTAAAAAACAGTATTTGCCCACAACAATGCAAGCTGAAGCTTCGAGTAAACTTGCCTATGCAAATCTTATGGGCCCTCAATTCTTGGCTAAGTTATTGGGTAATGATGCTGCCGTAGCTAATATGGGCGACCCTGCTGCTAGGGCGGCATTAGAAAAAGCTGTTGGTGCTGGCATGGGGCAAGGAAGTGGTGCAAATATATTTAATCAGATGCAACAAGGCGGTCATCCTACTGGCATCGGTCAACCAGGCACCAATTCATTGTCTGGATGGTTTGCTGATAAATTAAAAAGTGCTTTTGGGAATTCACCAAAACAAACGTCAAATCCATTTGCTCAATCAAATAGTCTACCTGGGCAATATGATGATACTGCAGAAGCATCTAGCGCTCCCCAACCTCTCAATAATACGCCTTCACGTCGACCAAAAGATGGAGTTAGCGTTGAAGGTGAGCAATGGTATAACCGTAAGGGTGAACCTGTTTATGATGAAGAGGTCAGCACACCTGATGAATCGATGAATCTTGAGTTAACTAAAAGGCAAAAACCTAAAAGTTACGCTGAAAATACAGGTCAGTACAAGGGCATTGTAGAAGAAGGAAAAGAGCTTGGGAAGATTAGAGCAACTAGTAAAAAAGAACTTGACCAAGATTATCAACAAGCTTTGCAGCTTAAACAGCCATTTCAAAAGCTTAATTCGATTATTACTAATCCAGTATTTCAAAAATTAAGACAATTGCCAGGATTTCAAAATTTGCAAATGAATCTTAAAGCAAATATTGGCAATGAAGAAGAACAAAAACTTATTGGAGAGTTCCAGGCTGCTGCTCAAAATGTTGTCGCATCGACAGTAAAAGGATTCGGAGGTCGTATTCTAGCTAGTGAAATCCCCTTGGCTGAAAGTATGAAGCTTAATAAAAATGATACGATAGGTGTCATGTTAGGGAAGGCTCCGGTTATTGAGGCTTTCAATGAAATGACATTACAGCGCTCTAAGCTAGCTTCTAAATTAATTAAAGAATATCACATGGACAAAGGTGAGGCGCTAGAGAATGCAGACGCCATGCTTGATGGTGACGACATTAGAAAGCAGGTGGAAAAACAATTAAGTCCAGGGCCTACAGAAGAAGACTATAGGCATATGATGCAAAAATATGGAATATCTAAGGAAGAAGTAAAAAATAGATTGAAGTCTAGGGGGCATATATAATGGCTAGAGATTGGCTTTCTGATGACTTTGAACCATCTAGTACCTTGAAAATAAAGCCACGAGATTGGCTGCAAGAACCAGAACCTGAGAGCTTTGGGCAAGCACTTTCCCATGCGCCAATTCGTTTAGCTCAAGATGTAACTAGCGGATTTAATAAATTCTTACAGAATGCACCTGGCTATTGGGAAAAGGCAAAAACAGAAATACCAGGATTTTTAAATCCTATGAACTTTATGAGCCATCCTATGGAGCGAGGCAAGCAATCGCTAGCTGGTCTTTTGGAATTAGCTCAAGGCATTAATCATGCGCCTAGAAATATTGCTCAATATGCATCCAATAGGTTGCATTTAATTCCAGAAGATTTTGCTAGCAAGGTCCCGCAAGCTACTGACCTCAATGAAGATATTGAAAAGTATATTGGTCAGCCTAAAAATCCTGGTGATGCTTTATCGAGAGGATTAGCGCGTAATGCTGATTTGTTATTAGCTGGTAATGCATTAGGTAAGGCCATGCCTCATCTAACCAAACGAGGCGCAGTTAAGAGATTAGAGAAAGGTAAAAAATTAGCGGCTGAAAGAGACATAGGCACCCTTAATGTTAATCCAGAACTAATTAAAGACGCAGAACAATATTTGCCTAATAATTTATCAGAACGTAATTTAATAGAAGGCTCTAATTATGGTGATTATAAATCGCTATTTAATTTGCAATCTGATTTAAGAAAAATTTCCCAAGCAAGAACAGGGAAATTCAGCAAAATATTTTCACCTGAGACGAATTTAAAAGGTCAGGCAGGTATGAGATCAAGAAATAGCTTATTAAATGCTATCCATGAGAATTTACAAGGTATGGGTCATAATGATATTTCAGATTTATTACGAAAAGGTCAAAATGATTTCAGAAGGTATATGGAATTTAGAAAGTACCCTAGAGCTTTAGGTATTGCAGCCGCTGCCTATGCTACGCCTAAGAATTCATTGACAGACCTAATTAAAAATCTTTGGAATGCATAATGATTAAATGTACTTATATATTGGGTCATTCTCGAATTTACGTTGACGGCGGTCAGCTATATCGAAAAAGATTTGGATGGCGTAATAACAAACGAATCCATACAGTATTAAAGACAACATAATAAACCTTAGTTAGTGAACAAATTTAATAAGAATGGTAATAAATGAACTTGATAATAACAGGTAAAGACCGCTAATTAGACCGATGCACCATTTTTGATTCGTATCTATTTTAGTATCAAGTTTATCAAGCTTAGCGTCAATTTGATCGAATCGTTTTTCGAAGCGAACCAGTGTACTATTGATGTTGTTAATTGATTGTTCTAAGAGAGCCAATCTAACATCATTGCTATAGGAATCTTTTATTTTTTGAGTGGTCATATAATCACCTAAAATGATAGGTCAATTATAATAAAAGATTGGATAAAAAACAAGCATTATTTTTGTTCGATAGAATGATATACAATGAATGAATCATCACAAGGAATGTGAAGCATGGCGATAACCTATTCATTAGCACCAATACCAAAATGGGTACTCATAAACAATGAGGGGACGAAGGCTGGAGGGGCGAAATTATACACCTATCGTTCCTTAAATAAAATTCAGCAAAAGAGAGTCTACCAAGATGCTGGTGGCACAATTCCTTGGACAAACCCAATTATATTTGACATGAATGGTGTTCAAGGCCCCTTTTATTGGTCAGTTAATAGTGCTGATTTAAGTGATACGTATTATCTTGAAGCTTACGATGCACAAGATAATCTGTTATGGACATTAGATAATTACTTTCCTCCAGGAGGCAGTGGTGGAGGAGGAGATGTAACAACTTATGTGCCTCTTACTAATTACATTGCTAATAACCAGTTTATCGATCACATTGATGACACGGCTAATCCAATTGGTGTAACTAACCTAGTTATTGCGCCATCAAATCACAAGGGATTTACGCCAGCATTAATTAATCCCGTAGTTAGTACTTACGGAACAGTTGGTCCTGATATTCGTTTTGTTAAAAATAATACAGCAGCAACTGACCAAATAACCTTCCCACTTTTCCCATTGGCCAGTGCGCCATTATTAGCGGATGTGACACCAGTTGATTATGTTCGTTACCAATGCACGAATAGCCCTATTGGTGAAACCTTTAAATGTTTTCAGTTCCCTATTTGTCAGAAGGTTAAGAATTTATCAAATCAAGTGATGTCATTTAATCTATGGGCTCGTGTTACAACAACACCTGTTATATTAACGGTTTATGTTCTTCAATATTTTGGTTCGGGAACCGCTGCAAGTGCTGAAGTTAGAACGTCTGTTGGAACGATTACGTTAGATACCACATGGACTCCTCATCATATCTCGTTGATTATTCCTGATGTAGCTGGTAAATCAATAGGAACGCCTGGTCAACAAACCGATGATGATGCGCTATATATTCAGCTTGAGATGCCTTTAGGACAGCCTTGTGATGTATTGTTTATAAAACCTGCGCTCTATCTTGGGGACTTAGATCCTGATTTGGATTTTGAAGACTACGATCAAATTAACTCCATCAATTCCACACCTAGAACAGGCGATATTAAGACCAGCATGTTGTCATCAGCACCGAATGGATGGGTTGCTATGAATGACCTCTCTATTGGTAATGTAGGCTCTGGCGCCACAAATCGTGCCAATAAAGACACATTTCAGCTCTATAAAACTATTTGGGATGGTGTTTTTGACAATATTTGGGCTCCTGTTAATCCTGGAGGTTATGGAGCATCTGCTGTAGCCGACTTTGTTGCTGGAAAAACATTAACTTTACCCAGGTCTTTAGGGCGAGCACTTGCAGGGGCTGGGAGTGGCGCTGGATTGACTCCTCGCGCTTTGGGTGAGTATTTAGGGGAAGAAACCCATACATTATCCATTACAGAAATGCCAAATCATAATCATCCAGGAAGTTCAGTGGCTCTTGGAATCGGAAATCAAGGAACCAATCCCACAGGATTTTTTACATCGGCAAGTCTTGGACCTACTGCGGTAACTGTTGCACCACAAGGCGACGGAGGTGCTCATAATATTATGCAGCCTACAGGTTTTATGAATGTGTTTATTAAATTGTAAATTTAAGGAGTGTAGCAATGGCGGTACAACTCGTAAATGTTCCAGCTTTAGATCCAAATGCCTATACAGGCCCTACAAGAGTAATGGCAGGGGTGGCACGCACAGGAAGTGTCACCAATGACATACTTTATGGGGCAAATGGTTCTGTAGAATTCGCACGTTGGCTCTATGCTGGCGTGACTGGTAATGTGTCCTATAGAAAATGGGACGGTACCGATCAGACTCTAACCGGATTAGCAGCAGGTGTGTGGCATCCAATATTCTCGATTAGAGTGAATAGTTCGGGTACTACTGCAACTGGTCTGGTATGGGGAAGTTAGCTAACTTCAAAAGTAATATTACTAATCAATTAAAAGGACTTTTAAAATGACTACTACTTTTTCGCAAACCGTATTCTCGCCCTGGCTTACTCCCGTGCGACTTGCCTCTGTGTCAAACATTGCAGGAACTTACTACAATGGACCAAGCAATAACGGAGTTGGTGCAACACTTACAGTTGCTGCCTCTTCTTTAACTATTGATAGCGTAGTCTGTGTAGTTGGTGACCGTGTATTGTTGCAAACTCAAACTAATACCTATGAACAAGGTATCTATGTGGTTCGTTCAATTGCTTCAACAGTGGTTCTAGAGCGCGCTGATGACCAGCAAAATATTGAACAATTAAAGCCTGGTGAATACGTAGCAGTTGGCGCAGGTTCAGTTCAAGCAGGTACATTCTTCACATTGATTGAACCTATCCCTCAGTTTATCGGTATTGATGCGATTACCTTTAGCACAGCTCCTTCAGGTGGAACAGGCGTAACTTTCTCAGGTGGCGCTTCCACGGCTAATGCGTTAACGGTATTTTCAAATACTGCAGGGGATATTAAAGCTGCAAGTACTACAACTACTTTAGGTCAGGCTTTAAACATAACTGGCGCGCTGGGTGTGGCAGGAGGCGCTACCATTTCAACTGGAAACTTGGCGGTTTCTGCAGGAACTATTACAGCGTCTGGTGCCATTACTTCTACTGCAGGTAATATAACATCGGGCTCATCTGGTGATGCTGGTACCTACATTGCCTTTCCAACAACGGCTGCTAACGGCACGATGATTATTGCTGCTGGTGATGCAGGTGGTGCGTTTAATACTACTATTACCAGTGGCACAATTGGTCAGTCAACTGTTTATACGGTTCCTGACATTGGCGCTTCTACGGGTGGCGTTGTGGTATCAACTGCTGCTGTTCGAATGAAGTCTGTAGCTGGTGCTGCTGCAGCAGGTGGGGCTGCTGCTCAGTCATTCACAGATACATTCTGTACTTCTGGAAGTAACGTAATAGGTAATTGGAATACGCAAGCAAACGCCGCTTCGGTACTTAAAATCGTTCCAGGAAACGGAAGTTTTGTTGTGACTTCATCGGCTGATGCAGGAGTGGGTACTTTTAATTACATCATTATGAAGTAATTAACATAGGGAGATTAATTTCTCCCTTATTTTTAAAAGGAATTAAACATGCAAGGTGCTTATGGTGGACTGATAATGATTATTCTTTATGGCGGGGGAAGTAGTGCGCCATTCGAAGAATTTTTCTTAATTACCCAAAATAACCTAGATATTATGACGCAATTATCACTGCGTATTTTGGCACAGGAGTAACCTATGGCTGGCATAAAAATTTCTGACCTCCCAGCAGTACCATCGGCACAATTAACCGATGTCTTTCCTGTCGACCAAGGCATTACCACTTACAAAGAATCAAATTCACAACTTCTTACATTATTCCAATCAAATGGGACCGCTCTTACCAAAACAAATGACACTAACGTCACGATGGTTCTAGGAGGTTCGCCAACTACCGCATTATTAAACGCGACATCCATGACGCTTGGATGGATAGGCACCTTATCAGGAACAAGAGGGGGAACTGGCGTTAATAATGGAGCTTCCACTCTAACGCTTGGTGGAAGTCTCACCACAAGTGGTGCCTTTGCATCCACGTTTACAATGACAGCTCCCACAAGTGTCACCTTCCCTACCTCAGGAACCCTTGCAACGACTGCAGGAACTGTATCGAGTGTATCGGGAACTTTAAATAGAATAACCTCAACAGGTGGTACTACGCCTGTCATTGATATTTCTGCGTCCTATGTTGGTCAATCGTCAATTACGACGGTAGGCGCGCTAACCAGTGGTTCGTTAACAACTGGATTTACACCAGTCACAGTCCCACTTGGAGGCACAGGTAATACTACCTTTACAGCCTATTCAGTGATTTGTGCAGGAACTACTGCAACAGGAGCATTTCAAAATGTAGTCGGTTTAGGAAACT